AAGCTAGTCAAACAAAGATAATACCAAAGGAAGAATTAGAGGCAGCTAAACTTGCGATGTCGCCGGAATCCTACGAACAAGAATTTGAATGTTCATTCCAAGCCGGAATTAGCGGTTCTTATTTTGGCAATATAATTGAAGAACTTGAAAAGGAAGATAAGATAAAAGACTTTGAAATAGACGAAAATTTACCGGTCGAAACTTGGTGGGATTTGGGCATGAATGACTCCACCGTAATTATATTTGCCCAAAGGCGTAGCAACGGTGAAATTAGGATTGTGGATTGTTACGAAAATTCTAGTGAGGGATTAGAGCATTATTTTAATGTTATAGACGATAAACCCTACACTTATTCAAAACATATCGCCCCCCATGATATTAGGGTAAGGGAAATAGGAACTAATAAATCAAGATGGGAAACCGCAAGGGAGATGGGAATGGAATTTGAAATAGCACCTAAACTATCTATTGAAGACGGTATTGAACAAGTTAGACGTCTTTTGCCAAAATGTTATTTTCATAAAAGTAATTGCAAAAAATTAGTAGAAGCGTTAAAAAGCTACTGTAAACGATGGGATGAAAAAAATAATTGTTTTAGGAACAAACCCCTACACAACTGGGCATCACATTTTTGCGATAGTTTCAGATACGGTGCAATAACCGAACCGATTGAAAGAAGTAATTGGCAAAAACCAATTAGCGTCAATACAAGTTACATAGTTTAATATGGCAAAAAAAGATAAAGAAATTCAAGACATAGAATTACAAGGTATATTAGGAAGCCAAATAAGAAATTCCATAGGCTACTTAGGTGGAGAACTTTCTTCGCAAAGAAGAAAATCTATTGAATATTATTTAGGCGATAAACTTGGAACGGAAATAGACGGACGTTCACAAGTAGTATCAACGGACGTTTCCGATACGGTAGAAAGTATCTTGCCAAACCTACTTAGGGTTTTTACCGCTTCCGATAAAGTTGTGCGTTGCGATCCGGTTACGGCCGAAGACGTTGCGTTGAGCGAACAAGCTACCGCATATTTAAATCATGTGTTCTACAAACAAAATGATGGTTTTTCATTGTTATATAATTTTTTCAAAGATGCCTTAATTGAAAAAAATGGTTTCTTAAAAGTTTATTGGGACGAAAGCGAAACAATAGAACATGAAACTTATAGAAATTTAACACCGGCTGAAAAAGAAGCGTTAAACGATACCAAAGATGAAATAGAAGTTGTTGAAGAAGAAGTATTGGTTGACGAAGTTGTTAAAGAACAACAAAAAATGGCAAAGGAACAAGCCGAAGCACAAGGTATAGATATTTCAAATGTGGAATTTCCAGATCCGGTTTTATATAATTGTAAAATTAAAAGAATTAGAAAGAAAGGCCAAGTAAAAATTGAAAGTGTTCCGCCGGAAGAATTTTTAATTGAAAGAAAAGCTAAAACTATAAAAGATTCTGATTTTGTTGCCCACAAAGTTTATATGTCAAGAAGCCAATTAATTGAAATGGGTTTTGACGAAGAAACAATAAATAATTTACCGGCTTCACAAGACCAAAATTTTAATACCGAAGACGTAGCAAGAACAAGAAACATAGAAAGTTATAATTTAGATACGCCTACGGATAAATCTACGGAAAAAATCCAAGTATTTGAAACTTACATTAGATACGATTATGATAATGACGGTATTGCCGAACTTAGAAAAGTAATTTGTGCCGGAGAAGACGGACATTTTATTTTAGAAAATATGCCATGCGATAATGTTCCGTTTGTTACGATAACACCAATACCGATGCCGCATAGATTTTACGGAAGAAGTATTTCGGAATTAGTAGAAGACATTCAATTAATGAAATCTACCGTTATGCGTCAACTTTTAGATAATATGTATCTTACAAATAATAATAGGGTTGCCATAATGGATGGTATGGTCAATATGGACGATTTATTGACTACTAGACCAGGCGGTGTTGTTAGAACTAAACAACCACCAAACCAAGTTATGCAGCCATTACAAGCTCAACCAATTTCACAACAAGCCTTTCCTTTATTGTCATACCTTGATAGTGTTAGAGAAGTAAGGACAGGGATTTCTAAACAAGTTCAAGGATTAGACCCCAATACCTTAAATGCTAAAACCGCAACAGGTGTTAATGCGTTAATGACACAAACGCAAATGAGGTCGGAATTGATAGCAAGAGTATTTGCTGAAACCGGCGTAAAAGATTTATTTAGAAAAATTTTTGAATTGATGGTTAAATATCAAGACAAACAACAAATCGTTGAAATGAATAATACTTATATTCCGGTTAAACCTACGGAATGGAAAGACAAATTCAATATAAATATTGTTGTTGGGCTTGGTACAGGTTCAAAAGAACAACAAATAATGATGTTAAACAACATTTTAGAAAGACAATTACAAGCATTTAATCTTCAAGGCGGTAAAGAAATGCCAATGGTGACATTGAAGAATATGTATAACACATTATCTAACATAATTGAAAACGCAGGACTTAAAAATGTGGACGCTTACTTTGTAAATCCTGATATTGGCAAACAACAAATGCCACCACCACAACCACCACCGTTGACACCTATTGAAAAAATAGAATTTACTAGAATTGAATCCGAAGAAAAACGTAAAATTGCCGAACTTGAATTAGAAAGACAAGAATTAATGCAAAAAAATCAAGAAATGCAATTAGATTTTGAAACTAAAATGAAAGAAATGGCATTGAAGTACAATACACAAATTGATACGGCAAAAATAAAAGCAGATGCCGATTTAGATAAATTAATGGTAGCCGGAAATAGCAAGATACTTGAACAAGCCCAAAAATCTGCTAAAGTGCTATCGCAGCAAGTACAAGGATTAAATGGAAACGAAAGACCAGTCGCTCAGGGAAGAGGAAGTCAGCCGATCTCACCAAGCGAAACAAATACTGGAGAATAAACTTTTTCAAGAGTCAATAGACGAACTTAAAAAAATTTATTCTGAAGCATTGTTGGATAAAACAGGTGCTAAAGAAAGCGATACTAGGGAAAAACTCTGGATTGCTTATAATGTTGTTAGCAAAGTAGAACAACATTTAAAAACTATTCTTGAAACCGGTAAATTGGCGGAAAAACAATTAGAAATTTTTCGCAAAACCGAAAAAGAAAAAAAATTTTAACCAAATAAGGTTAAAATAAGCCAAGTCATAAGACAGCTTAACAATAGGAGATGACTTTATGTCAGATACAAACCCATTACTGAATAATTTTTCAGTACAAGGTGCTGCAAAATCTATTGAGGGAATATTAGACCCTAATACGGCAACTATTAAACCTCAACAAGAAGCAACGCCTGTTGAATCAAAAGAACCGGAAGCGAAAGCCGAAGATAATCAAGAAGTTCAACAACAACCAGAAGCTCAACAAGAAGAAATTCAAGAAGCTCCTGTAGAACAAGAAGCTCCAGTAGAAAATGCTATTGAAGAACAAGAAACCGATCTACACCAAGTAATCGTAAATGGTGAAAGGATTGATGTTGACCTTGAAGAATTAAAAGCAGGTTATCAAAAGGATGCCGATTACAGACGAAAAACAGAAGAATTAGCTTTATCAAAAAGAGAGCTAAAGTCGGAAGAAGATCGTTTGAAAAACCAGTATTCAACTAAGTTAGACGATTTAAATTCGCTAGTGTTGACTTTGAATGCTGAAATAAACAACGATATGAGTTCTAAGGAACTTGACCAATTATGGGAAGAAGACCCAACCGAAGCGGCAAAGATAGACCGTAAGATTCGTAGAAGAAGAGATACTATCGCTTCTGCACAACGAAAATTAAAGGAACATCAAACTGCACAATTTAATAATGCGGTTGCGGAAGAAAAGAAAAGGATAAGTTTAAAATATCCTGAACTTTACGACCCAGTTAAAGGCCATGCTCTTAGACAAAATATGACGAATTATTTATTGGGCAAAGGATTTAATCAAACCGAAATAAGTTCAATTTATGATTCAAGACAGTTTGATATTATAGTTGAAGCTATGAACTATCAAAATAACAAAAAGTTGAAACCAACTTTAGTTAATAAAAAAGTCAAACCGTCTAAAGTTGTTAAATCAGGCGTAAAAGCAACAAAAGAAGAACTAAATTCTCAAGCTAGGTTGAATAAATTTAATTCGTTGAAGAAATCTGGAAGCCCTAAAGACGCTACCGATTTACTTCTTCGTTACATTTAACAACTTAACAAATAGGAGAAGAAAATGGCTGTATTTCAAACTTACCAAACAGTCGGCATAAGAGAAGATTTGGCGGACATCATTTATTCGATTTCCCCAACTGAAACACCTTTTATGTCTGGGATTGCTAAAGAAAAAGCAACCAACACAACTCACCAATGGCAAACAGATGCTTTAGCAGCAGTTGCTGCAAACGCAGCCGTTGAGGGAGCTGATATTACTTACGGAACAATGTCAGCAACAACTAAAGAAGAAAACCACACTCAAATTTCAACAAAAGGTGTGCAAGTTTCTGGAACAAACGAAGCAGTTACTTCAGCTGGTAGAGCTAACGAATTAGCTTATCAAGTTGCAAAAGCAGCAAAAGAATTAAAAAGAGATATGGAAACAGCTCTTTTATCTAATGTTGCAAAAGCTGCAGGTGACGCAACAACTGCTAGAAAATTAGGCGGTTGCCAAACTTGGATTGAAACTAATGTTGACGCTGGATCTGGTGGATCAGGTGCCGGAAACGGTGCTATCAGAACAGATGGTACTCAAAGAGCTTTTACTGAAGATCAGTTAAAAGGCGTTTTGAGAAGTTGTTTTAACGAAGGTGGAAACCCTAATATGATTATGGTTGGTGCTTTCAATAAACAAAAACTATCTGGATTTACAGGTGGTTCAACTAGATTTGATTCTGCTGAAGATAGAAGATTAATTACTTCTATTGATGTGTACGAATCAGATTTTGGTACGCTTCAAGTTGCCCCTAACAGATTTATTAGAGGTGCTAATAGTACGGCTGCTAAAAAAGGCCAAGACGCATTAGTTCTTGAAATGGATATGTGGGCTGTTGCTTTCCTAAGAGATTTTGCTCTACAAACTCCTGCACAAACAAAAGATGCAGATCAGAGATTTTTAGTTGCAGAATATACTCTTGTGGCAAGAAACGAAAAAGCAAACGGATTAGTTACAGACTTAACTACTTCATAATAATAAAATTGTGTGGGGTGTAACCTTGCATTGAATACGCCCCATGCAATCAACCCAATGTTGAAGTCTTAAAAAGGTTATAGACGGAACAACAACGGAGTAAAAAATGAGAACTTTAAACGATTATTTTTTAACTGCTGAAATAGAAGATATATCAACTGCTTCTTCTACATTTGTTGCAGTGCCGGACGGTGGTAAAATTGTAAAAATTATTACCGCTTTACAAGGTGCAATATCTGGAGGAAACGCAGCTATATCTTTTGAAATAGGCGGAACAGCTGTAACCAATGGTGGTATAACAGTTGCTCACTCAGGTTCGGCTGCTGGAACTGTAGATAGTTCTACACCAACAGCATTGAATAGAGTTGAAGAAGATGGAACTATTGAAATGATTACAGACGGTGGTTCTACTGGAAGTAAAAAATTACTTGTTACATTCGTTATAAGAAGATAATAAGTTTATGGGGGGATCTTGCCTAGCGGTACTTCCCCCCTACAATAATTAAGGAGAAAATATGAGTTATAATTATGCGTTAAGACCTGGAACTACACAAAAACTTAATACAAATAATTCTTCAACGGCTTCTTCTGCATTTGGTGCACAAACCGAATATATAAGAATAGTTGGAGATGCGAATTGTCATTTTGTTTTAGGTGCTTCCCCAACGGCAAGTGCAACATCTGCTTTGCTACCATCTGGAGAAGTTGAAGTATTAAAAGTTTCACCTGGCGAAAAGATTGCAGTATTTCATGGATCATCTACGAATGTATATGTTACTGAAATGAGTGCGTAGTGGCCAAAAGAAAGTTTGTTCATTTTGTACCTAGACCAAAACCAAAAAAAAGACCTGGTAGGCACAAAAAAGATTTAAACAAACATGAAAAAAGAAACAAAAAACTACTAAGATACAAAGGTCAAGGAAGATGAAAAAAGATGTTCAAATAGACGGATTAAAAAAAGAAACTATTCTATTAGACGATCAAGACAAACAAATCGTAGTAAAAGAAGAAGTTAATATAGATTCACATATTAAACATAATAAAAATCTTTATAATCTTAATGACGGTTATTCTAAAAGTAGAGATTTAAAAAGAGTTGCTTCTATACCAACTTTAGCTTTACAAGTTTGGGCTAATGAGTACAATGGTACTAATAATTGGTTCGCTTTACCAAAAGAAGTACAAAAACAAATTATGAAAAAAAAATTAAATAGTAGTGAATTTAAGTATTTTAGAACTGCGGAGGGTAGATTGTAATGGCATTATCAAGTTATTCAGAATTAAAAACGGCTATTGCTAATTGGTTAAATAGAAGTGATTTAACTTCAGAAATTTCCGAAGATTTTGTTGTTTTAACAGAAGCCGATTTTAATTCTAAATTAAGAATAAGAAAAATGGTTGCACAAACAACTATTACTATTGATTCGGAAACGGAATCTATACCATCAGATTTTTTACAAGTAAGGGATTTTTATATTTTAAACGGCGGAATTAAGTATGCTTTGAAATATATTACACCTGCACAAATGGATCAGATTAAAGGTGGTTCAAGTTCAGGGCAACCCTCTACCTATACAATACTTGGCGATACTTTTAGATTTGCCCCTACACCTTCTTCGGCATACACAGGATATTTAAATTATTATCAAAGATTTTCAGCATTATCCGATTCAAACACTTCTAATTTTATTTTAACCAACCACCCTGCAATTTATTTATATGGTTCTTTGTATCATGCGGCTAACTTTTTAGGAGGTGTTGACCCACAAAGATTACAACAATGGCAAAGAATGTATGAAACGGCGATGGAAAGACTAGAAAGAAACGATAGAGAAGATCAATATGGTTCTGCACCATTACAACAAAGATCAGATGTAACCGTAGCCGGTTCTTTTAATGATAATTTTATTGCGGTAAGTAACAACAACCAATAGGAGTAAAATGCAAATACCTTTTGGCGAATGGCTTCCAGACCAACCGGAATATTTAAATCCAGGTGCAAACGTAGCTAACAATGTTTATTTTGCTCAAACTTCTTATAAAAGATTTCCATCATTAGTAAATTATTCTTCTAACAATATAGGTGCAAACAGTAGAGGTGCCGGTTCATTTAGAGATAATTCTAACAATGTATTTAATTTTGTAGCTAAGAATACCGATATATACCAACTAGACGGCGGAACATTTACTTCAAGAAAAAGTAGTTTAACAGGTGGCGATACAGATTATTTTACTTTTACACAATTTGGCCAATATGTAGTTGCTAGTAACGGTAAAGATGCAGCACAATATTATTTAATGGGTACTTCAACTAACTTTGCTAACTTATCTTCTATTGCAACTTCTGGAACCGTACCGGTATTTAAAGTTTCAGGTGTCGTTAGGGATTTTTTTGTTACCGGTAATCACACAAATAATTCTAATCGTATTCAATGGTCTGGAATAAATGATTTATCAACTTGGCAATCTGGTACAAAACAGTCGGATTTACAAGATTTACCAGGTTCCGGTGGACAAATAGTTCATATAACATCTGGAGAGATTGGTTATGTGTTCAGACAAAATCAAATAATTCGTATGGACTATGTAGGTGGTGCTACTGTGTTCAGATTATCTGTTATTTCGCCAAATAGAGGTGCCGTATTAGGTAGAACCGTATGTCAAGATAATCGTAGAGTGTTTTTCTACGCT